AGAGCGACCGGGACGGCTTTCAGCAGATGCTGACAGACTGCCGTGCCGGGAAAATCGATATGGTCATTACAAAGAGCATTTCCCGCTTTGCCAGAAACACCGTCACTCTTTTGGAAACCGTCCGAGAGCTGAAAAGCCTGGGCGTTGATGTGTTCTTCGAAGAACAGAACATCCACACCATGAGCGCTGACGGTGAGTTGATGCTGACCATCCTGGCATCGTATGCCCAGGAGGAAAGCCGCTCCGTCAGCGAAAACCAGAAGTGGCGTGTCAAACGGAACTTTGAAGCAGGAATCCCCTGGAACGGGCGAATGCTCGGATACCGAATACAGGATGGCAAATACTACATCATTCAGGAGGCGGAGCTGGTTCGCCGCATTTATCGAGAATTTCTCGACGGCATGGGTCGAAACCGCATCGCTGCAAAGCTGAATGACGAGGGCATTCAACCCACCAGATTCGGTGAAGAATGGCATCCGCAGACGATTGCAAAGATCCTACGGAACTACGCCTACACGGGCAATCTGCTCCTTCAGCGATTTTACTGTGAAAGCTACATCACGAAGAAAACGGTTCCCAACAACGGGCAGAAAACAATGTACCATGCGGAAAGAACCCATGAAGCCATTATCCCTTTGGAAGAGTGGAAGGCAGTGCAGACAGAAATTGAACGGCGAGCTGAGCAGCACAAATCGAAGCCACCCGCACAGCCGTCTTTCTTTTACACTGGTCGCATTCAGTGTGCAAAATGCGGGAAGAACTTCCGCAGGAAAACAACGGCAGCACGGGTGGTTTGGATCTGTGCCACGCTCAACACCAAAGGGAAAAAGCACTGCGCTTCCAAGCAGATACCGGAGGCCACCCTTGACGAGCTGGTGCGACAGGTCACGGATGACCCTTTCAGCGTCAAAAAAATCATTGCCGATGACGGCAACACCCTGCACTTTCACTTTTCAGACGGCTCAGTGGTCACACGCACCTGGACAGACCGTTCACGAGCTGAAAGCTGGACGCCGGAAATGAAAGAAAAGGCACGACAGCAGTCACTGGCAAGAAGGAGGCAAAAATCATGAACACTGCGGTTCGGACGGTTACGGTGATACCACCGTCCATCAACCCCATGACCCACCTAACTGACACGCCGCTTTACAAACTGCGAGTTGCTGCTTACGCCCGTGTTTCCACGGACAGCGATGAGCAGTTCACCAGCTACGAAGCTCAAATCGACTACTACACGCAGTACATTCAGAGAAACCCGGAATGGACATTCGTAAAGGTCTATACAGATGAGGGGATTTCCGGCACGAATACCAAGCACCGTGCGGGTTTCAATGAGATGATCGAGGATGCCTTGGCGGGAAAAATCGACCTCATCGTTACAAAGTCCGTCAGCCGATTCGCTCGAAACACCGTGGATAGCCTCGTCACCATCCGCAAACTCAAAGAGAAAGGCGTCCAGGTCTACTTTGAAAAGGAGAACATTTACACCTTCGACGGCAAGGGTGAACTGCTGCTCACCATCATGTCGAGCTTGGCGCAGGAAGAAAGCCGCTCCATTTCGGAGAATGTAACCTGGGGGCAGAGAAAACGCTTCGCCGACGGGAAGGTCAACCTGCCATATAAGCAGTTCCTCGGTTACCGCAAAGGAGCGGACGGCTTTCCAGAAGTTGTACCGGAGGAGGCGGTCATTGTCCGCCGAATCTATACTCGATTCATGGAGGGGCTGACGCCGGGAGCTATTGCAAAGGAGCTGACAGCGGATGGAATTCCGACTCCATCGGGAAAACAACGCTGGCAGACCAGTACAGTGGAAAGCATCCTCCAAAATGAGAAGTACAAGGGCGCTGCACTCCTGCAAAAATGCTTTACAGTCGATTTCCTCACGAAAAAGAGGAAGGTCAACGAGGGCGAGGTGCCGCAGTATTATGTGGAACACAGCCATGAGCCAATCATTACGCCGGAAGAGTTCGACAAAGTTCAGACGGAACTTGCTCGGCGCAAGCGAATAAGCCGCCAGTACAGCGGAAAGAGCATTTTCTCCTCCCGCATCGTCTGCGGGGACTGCGGTTCCTACTTTGGCTCAAAAGTCTGGAACTCAACCTCAAAATACCGCAGGGTCATCTGGCAATGCAACGGCAAATTTAAGGGTGAGCACAAATGCGAAACGCCGCATCTGGACGAGGAAACCATCAAAGCACGGTTTGTTGCTGCTATCAACGCCATTATCGACAGCAAGGACAACATCCTTGAGGACTGCCGTCTGATGCAAACCACGCTGACAGACTGCACGGGCATTGATGCAGAGATCGAGAGCCTGCTTGAGGAGATCGATGTGGTGGCCGAGCTGACAAAACGCTGCATCGCAGAGAATTCACAGACGGCGCAGAACCAGAATGAATACGCCGCCCGGTACAATGGATTTGTGGAGCGGTACGAAAAAGCCAAGGCACAGCTTGAGCAACTTCGCGCCACAAAGGTTGCACGGGAAGCCCAGGCGGAAGCCATTGGAGCATTTATGTTCGAGGTGCAGGAACTGGATGCCCTCACCAATTTCGACGATAAGCTCTGGCTGACCGTCATTGACACAGTGACCGTCCACGCCGACGGACGAATGACCTTCAAATTCCAGGGCGGCACAGAAATCGAGGCGTGAGTCCCAAGAAAAATGAAAAGACCGCAGGTTTCAACGCCTGCGGTTTATTGCTGTCCCCATGGGTAGAGTAATGCACCCCCTAAAGCCGTGGTTGCACCCCCCTAAAATCGAAAATGCACCCCCCTCCAAACCGTAATTGCACCCCCTTAACGGGTTTCTATCAAAATTACGGTTCTTTGCCATAACTGGACACCAATTTTGATACCATACGTATCTTGATTGGTGTCCAGTTTCTTTTTATAAAGTCCTTGATTTGCAAGGCTTTTCGATACTTTTTAACGATATAAGGCTTCGTGGCGTTCCGGAAACGGTCGCTGCGGAGCTTTTTGCATTTTCTTCCATAACACCTTTTAACGAAAGGTCGAGGGGTGTGCATT